CACCTTTGCGCCTTATGTCAATTGGTTTAACAGCATATGCTGCGTATGTATGTTGTGGCAGCATACCTGGCGCGCATGGCTTGTATTGGGTTTCCAGAAGCATCCCCGGTCCTTTACACCCGCATTACTCATTATGGAGAAACTCCGTAAGAGCAATCGGGCTGCCAAGTGGCACGCTGTCAGCACGTCGGTAGCTGCCATGTCGATGTGCGTGATGCAGTGCGCGATCATAGAGCATCGGTGGCGGTGGCTCCTCTCCCTCAGCAAGGCTTGCCAAAATGTCGGCATCCTTTTTGAGCAGAGTGTAGACCAAAGAAATAATTTGCCCTGCAACCCGACCAACTACCTTCATTCTACCACGAAAAGCCTTCGTGCGCGTATCGTAATTGCACTTTATTGGGACCAATCGGTTATACAGATCGCGCCATTCGGTATCAAGCTTTATGGCGCTCATCGTGACCAGGTATATCATGCGTTTGAGTACAGGATTGCCGCCTTTAGTGAGTTTCACCTGGTCCACACTGGTGCCGGTCTGCACAGTGGTCGGAGACCAGCCACAGTAGGACTTGAGTTCCGATTGTCGCGAGAAATTGTGAATGTTGCCAATGCTGGCGATCAGCGTGGCCGATTGCACAGGTCCAAAGATTGGCAGGCTGTCAAGTATCTGCCCTTCACGCGAATTCTTCAGCGCAGTAGTGATCTCTCCATCAATCTCTTCAGTATGCTGTTGGAGCAGTCTGAGCTCTTTGATCAAGTGCTTTTGCTGCATCGTCAGACTCTTGATGCGGCCTGGATCACGGGTTCCAATGCTCTGTGTCGCCAGGTCGTGCAGTTCCTCAAACTGCCTATCAGTTGGACGGTAATTGATGCGGCATGTTCGCAACTCGTCGAGAGAGGCCGCCGCAATGGAAGCCGCCGTTGGGAACTTCTCTCGAATGTTGAGTGCTGTGGCACCATTGGTGTCTTTGATGATGTGGGTCAGCTCAGGAAACACCTCATCGCAGATCGCGATCAAGTTGTTTTTGCGTTGTGTGATCTCGCGCGAGAGGACCTCGCGATGCTTCACGAGGCTGCGAAGGTACGTCGCGGTTTCCGTTGGCGGCAGCACACGACGAGCAAGCTTGATGGTTTCAGAGAATTGGACACCCTTTGCAAGCTGGTTATACAGGTGGTTCGCCAGCGAGAGCGCGTCGCGCTTATCGGTCTTGTCACGGTGTTCACGCTTTTGCGCATGAATTTCGTACAGGGCGATGTTGTGCTCAAGCAGGTATTGCTCAACCAGTCTATGGTAATGGCCTGTGTGCTCCATGACCACGGCGCAGCGATCAAGCGGACCATAGGTCTCGATGGCAGCCAGCAGTCGCTCAAATCCTGCTCGCGATTGCTCAAAGCTGAGGACGGGACACCGCTCGAAGCGGCGGTATCGCGAGAAGAGTGCGTCCGAGACAAAGCCTGCCACATGGCGAGCTTTGCCAATATCAATACCGACATACAGTATCTCGTAGAAATCATTCATACCTATTCTTTCTCGACAAATAGAATTGCGTGGCGACGCTGTGCGGACAGCGGACCATATATAGGCGAAGATTTTCCCTTACGGGTGTCCAGCTCATTATTAGGTTTAGCGCAGTCTGCGACCCATTTAATGCGAAATGCACAAGGCACACATACACCACAGGGTTCTCGACGCCAGGGGAAGCGATCCCCGTGTGCCACGCGCCCTGATGATACATACATACGCATCTATTTAGCAAGTGGAAGGGAATTGAGTAGGACTTTCAAGGAGTACAGCCGCTCCGCCACGCTGTTAGGACCAGCGTGGCGGAGCTCACCAACGCGAAGTAGTTAAACGGACGCGCTGGCTGGTAAGCGCGATTATAGCAAACCCGGCCAGCAAGGAGAAAGTACATGACAGAATTGATACCTTATTCATTCGGTTCTGAGGTTCTGCCAACAGAGACTGAACGCATATTGGAGCCAGGCATGTTGCAAGGCGTGCATTTCACGGTTCCCGTAGCGCAGCGAGAATGGTTCATCAAAAAAATCGAGAGCTGGTTTGAAGGCCGAGACGAGGTGATCCTGGTCGATAGCGGCATCTCATCCAAAGCTGGACTCGGCTACATCATCCTGGAATGGGAAGAGTGTGAGATCAATCCGCTCTTTCTCGCCATTTTGCGAGATGAAGACCTTGTAGAAGATTACAGCGTGTACATCCGCTCGGAGGAGGTGTAGCCATGCGTGGAACAACAACAACAGCGACAGCAGGGCGTCCTGGCGAGCGGCTCACACTTGCGGTTGGCCTGTACGCACTTGCTGAGATTGGAGCATGGGTCTACTGCTCATTCCAGCAGCTTATAACGACGCACGACAGCATTGTAGGCATTCTGCAAGGCGGCACCATCGTTCCGTCGCATATCAGCGCTCAGGAATTACTCAACTTCCTCAACAGCAATATGGATAAATACAACCGTATTGCCTGGACGGTTGCGTTCATCACCCAAATCATCTATTGGGGCGCAGCACTGCCAGGAAGCCCGATCCACAATAAATTGCTGCATCGGCTCATCATCTGGGGATTTTTTATTCTGGAGGTTGTGACCGACCTCTGGTACAGCGTCGCCACCAACACAAACATAGGCGGCGCGTTCCTGTGGATTTTCAATTGGGGCAATGCTGGCTGGCTCGTTTCGCTGTGTTACATAGCGGCTATGAGTGCAGGTAGCATCTTCTTAGGTATTCGTGGCTTCTCTCGATTGGAGAAAGTCTTAGCCGTCGTGTTTCGACCAACGGCCAGCGCATAGAGGAGAGTCATGAGAGAAGAGAAAACCACAAACCAGGAGCTACAAGAGGATAGTGGTGGCCTCATGGATATGAGTACAAGCACGCAAATAGGGATCGCAGCGGGTTTTGTAGGACTGCCATTTCTCGCAGGGGCAGCGGAGCTACTGCACCTGGGCTTTACTGGCATGGTTGTGGGTGCTGTTGGCGTGGGTGCTGTTGGACTGGTTGGGAAGCATGTGCTTGAGCAGCAAAAGGCAAACGGCCATATGCCCCATCTGCCGATGATGGACCGAATACGTTCGGCCAACTGGGGCGCGTTACTGGGTCCGCTGGATGAGGGTATCGGGAGTGAGTCAGTTGAGGAGGATAGACAGGCTGTGAATGATGAGGAGGAGAGCAAGACAGAGGAACTTACAACGCTCTCGATGCCAGAGATATACAACCCTCACGTATATAGAGACCATCTGTTTTTATCGCAGACGCTCTTCCCGCATGCGGACGCGATGCTCTCTGGCCGTGTGTCGATCTTTGGTATTCCTGATGCAGGCAAAAGCAATACCGTTGCGGTCATCGGCGAGGAACTGGGGAAGCTAGAAATACCCTTTTTGCTCTGTGACACCGAGGGAGAATATGAGCCGCTGTGTGATAAGCGGTACCTGAGAAGGCCATATATCGCTCATGCTAGCAGTGTGACACCAGAGAACGCGCGTGCATTCGGGCACATGATCCTCGACGATGGGCTACAGGTGGTGCTCAACCTGCAATCGTATGGCACCATCAATACCGCCGCGCTGGTGATGATCGAGATCATTCACGGCATGCATGAGTGGCAAGAGGAGCGGCCACAGGAGGAGCGCATTCCGTGTGCGGCTATTCTTGACGAGGCGCATGTGTGGCTGCCGCAGCGCGAGAATGAAAGCATGCTCACGAAAGAGAAGGATGAGGAAGGGATCACGCTTTTAGCCAGGTTGCAAAACGCATTCTTCGACCTGGTGGTACGACGTGGCCGCAAGTATGGCATTGGCTTCATCTTCGCCAGCCAGATGATCGCCGACCTCGATAAACGTGCGATGGCCGCCAACTGGAAATTCTATATGAAACAGAACGAGGGGCCTTCGCTCGCACGGTATGCGGAGCAGGGCATAGGCCGCGATGTGGCAATGGCACTAGGACGCGGAGAGGCGGTTGTGATTGGGCCAGGAGTGCGAGGCGTGCATCAGATACGGAAGCGCAACTCTCCACATGGAGCGCACACGCCAGGGCTAGCGAATATGCGTCGATACCTGGCGCAGAAACAGCACTTGCCTCATACCGAGCCCAGGCTTCCCGTTCCAAGCATTCCAGAAACACCAGCACCAACATATGCAACCGGCAGCTTTACTACGAAGTTACCGATAGAACTGCAACGAGCATTAGAACTCTACGAGCCAGGTATGAGCTATCGAGAGTTGGGCAGGCAGTTGGGTGTGGGCAAAGATACAGCAGGGACCTACATAAAGCAGTTAAAAGAGCGCAGATTGATAGAGGCATAGTCGTCTGTCGTCTGCTGTCGGACGCAGCCTCCAGTAAGCACACGCATGGCCTGTAGACAGGGCTAGACAGTCAGACAGACAGACGATCAGACGCCTTATGAAAGGATAGATTCCATGGCAGTAGTACAGGAGCAACCAACGTCTCTCAGCAAGTGGCAGCGAGCTGCAAACATCTGGCGCAGCTTTGTTTCGCTCGGCTGGTACGACGAGAGCATAGATTTTCTCTTTAAGTTCGTCGCCAAGACCAGCGAACCACTGCTTGCGGCTGGCTTGGTCGTCTCGGCGGCCGACTTCTTGAGTGACGGCCAAGTGATGCGCGATAATCCCACGCTCGCACTCACCTGGTCGTGGACACAGGCTATAGCAATAGAAACCTCGGCAGGCGTCACGCTCGTGTATGCCTTCCAGAGCATACGAGGCAAGGATAAGGCAAAGGTCTGGATTTATGGCATACTTGCATTGCTCCTGGCCCTGGTGGGCATGACGATGCTCTTCCTCCAACTCATAGCACACAGCATCGGCATCGGCGAAACACAGATCACCTCATCACTGGCCTGGCTCCCCTACATGATGTCGGCATTACGCTCCCTCGTCGCCGTTGGCTACGTGGTCATGTGCCGCACGAAAAACATCAGTTTTAGCGGCCAGGATGATGGAGTTCCCAAAGTTCCCGATGAGAAGCCAGGTATCTCACAAGAGCAACTGGACCAGGTGAAAAATGACCTGGATGCGCTGATGGTGAAGCGGTTTGAGGCAATAGAGCAGCGCGTTGTCGATGCCCTTCAAGTGGCTCAGGAACTGCGCGGAACTGTAGTGAATATCTCAGAAGATACCTCCACGGAACTCACAGAAAGCACAACTGAGCAATTGGGAACCAATGGTCAATTCAAAGCACTCAGTATCCCAATAACCAATGAAACAGAATCACGAATCAGATTAGAGCAAGCGTACAGCGAGATGGTAGCCAACCAGGAACGGTTGACTGGCGCAGGACTTGCGGAACGCGCAAGAGTACGACGCCAATCAGCCTACGACTTCTTGAAGGGTCTCGGCGAGGAGACCGTACCGCGAGAGGAAGTGCCAGCATGAATTACTACGACGCCTTGATGCAGTCCATAAGAGATGGCATCGAGGACCCGGACCTGATGTCAGAAGAGGATCTGAAAACTGCGTTCACGGCTGATGAGGATGAACAGGAGGCCGAGGCATGACGCTTGAACATATCCGCCAGGCGCTCCTACGCCTCGCAGAACTGGATAGGCAGAAATCGAGCTTCCAGGCCATGATCGCGGGAGCAGACCAGCGATACCAGCAGGAGTTCGACCTCATCAGAAAGCAGGTCGAGGCGACGACTCCTGGGTGGGAAATCCAAAAGATGGCGAATGCCTGGGCGCATACCTGGGTGTTGCTGCCAGTCAAGGAGTCAGAAGCATGAGCACAGCTACAGTAATTCCTATAGTCATAAGGACTACACAGAAGGCGGAGCAATAGTATGGCACGGTGGATCAAAGCAGATGGAACCGAGCAGGAGGTCCATCCAGAGCGAGGTGAGTTCACGAATATTGAGTTGCACAACATGGTAGGAGGTTTCCTCGGAGGTCTCACACTCACGAGAAGATCAGAAGGTGGACTCTTCATGTTCTTCGACGATGAGAGCCTCATCAAAGGCAAGCCACTGAATCAGGCTGCAACCGATTTGCTGCATAAGCATAGGCCCAATCATGCCAGAACAATCATTCATGGCGATGTGGTTGTGGCCGATCTGAGCGAAACAGGAGACGAGTAGCATGGCGGCGACGTGCGCGGTGTGCGGCTCGCCATGTCGAGGCACCTGCAAGAAATGCGGAGCGCGAGTGTGCTACCTACACGCTCAGCCAACACAACGCTCTCGGTGTGCTGTGTGCAGGACAGGCACGACCGTCAATCTGAGCGCACCAGCACCAGTGAAACAGCCTCGGCAGGCGAGGTCAGCGCCAGCACCACGAGGCTCACCATCGCGCATGGTTCCGGTATATGTGCCTCCGAAAGCGCCGAAGAAGCCAATTGAGGACATGTCACCAGAGGAGGCGTTGGCAATGATCGCAGATATCAGAGCCAGGCTCCTGGCGAAGCAACGACGTGAGCGGGACTATCTCGATAGACGAGCTGCGCGTGGGACGCATACGTCGACGGATGATGCTTACGAGCAAGACCAACTTTTAGAGGACGAGATTATCACACTGATTGATGCGCTTGAAGGCGCTGTCAGAAAGGATTTTGGATTGTGAACAGAGGGACCATCACAGGGCGCAAAGACATGACTGGTGACCAGATCACCTTGACCTATGACGACAAGGGCATCTATCACGACGGCGATCCGGTGACAGTATGCGGCGTCACACATGAGCGCGTCATCCTCGCGCGTGGCAATGGCGGCATTGTTGGCTCAATCAAGACAGAGGATTATTGGAAAGCAAAGCGCGACGATGTAGCAAACGAAACGGTTGCAGGGGCATTGCTCGCACAGATCGCGTATCGCCGAGAGTATGAGGATGCCAGCGAGGATAGGCTGCTTGAAGGTGCTCGCATTATCTCTATTCAGTCGGGGAGCTATTGCGGCTATAAGGACGAATGTCCAAACACGACCGACGCCGCACTTATCACCGGACTTTCTAGGCGCGAGGGTGCCTATGTGATGGTGCCCATATGTACGGACTGCAACATTGAACGACTCAAGAAGTACAACGCCTCTCTCAAAGCAAAGGAGCAGCAATACTCATGAACATCAAATTTGTCACCACGACTGACAGCACGCATATCAAGCTCATCCAGCAAGGCACATCCTTATATGTCGCGCAGCTCCTCGACAACCTCGACCAGGCTGAGCAGACCGTCATCCTGGAAGTCACACAGCAGGAGGTTGCACTTGAAGCCAGGCCATCCGGCACGATCTACCGCATCAGTGGCGCGGCTTACTGGCGAGCCTGGCATGGCAGCGTGGAGCCTGACCTGGCGTGGGCAGGCATGATGGAGGCTCAGGCGGCACTGTCGAGGCAGGAGGCCAACATCGAGGAGACGCTGCTGCTGAACAGCACACCGATGCAGTTGCGTCAGCCTGATCTGGTGTGCGCCTTTGGACCATTCGATCAGGAGGGCAAACGGCAGGACTGTAGCAATATGGCTACCCTGGTCCACATCACGGAGGATATCAACAGGACAAACGGCTATGTCGTCCTACCGATCTGTGAGCGCTGCAACGAGGAGCGGCTGCGTGCGAAGTATGCGGAGCCTCAACCTGATGAGCGCGACAACATCGCCTATCCAATAGGAGTGGAAGGATAACCAGCACAGAACAATCCAGAGGATGAAGATCGTAGTGCGGCAATGGACTGGAACGTAGAGCACGAAGATTATTTGAAATGAATCGAGCCAGCGAAGGGATGTGAAGTTTCCAGTCTGCATATCCCCCTAAGCTGGCTCTAGTCGCCGCCTGTGACGCTTCACAGGTAACACCGCCATGAATAGAATAACACCTGTAGATAAGAACGTCAATGCACCCCTTACTCATCCTGTTCTCCAAGAGGCTCGCCATGAGTAAGGCACAAGAGGCGCAGTCCTCACCACAAGAGACTCATCAGGCCACGCTTCTACGCAGGTTCGGTGCAACCGTGCTCAATGGGGGGTACACCTGTATCCCCAACCTGCTGATGAAATATCAGGCCGAACTTCTGCTCAACCCCACGCAGTTCAACATTATTTGTCACATCTGGATGTCCTGGTGGGAGCACTATCCATACCCTGCAATCACGACAATAGCAGCCAGAATGAACAGGGGACGACGGTGCATCCAGGTGAACTTGCGCAAGATCGAGCAGAAGATCATCGACGAGGCAAGCGGTGAAGTCGTCAGGCCGTCGCTCCTGGAGAGCGTTGCTCGGTTCAATCAACGAGGGCAGACGACCAATGAGTACGACTTTACACGGCTGCTCAGAGCACTTGAAGACCTGGAGATCAACTGGCAGAACGAACGCACAGAGCCAAAAGAGGAGATAGTGTACTCTGTACCCCCCGCGAATCTTTCTACGCAGCGAATCCAGATTCACGGACCCCGCGAATCTGGATTCACGGACCCCGCGAATCTGGATTCGCACAATGAAGACGAATCTAAAAAGACTATAGAATTCGATTCTTCGAATCTTTCGAACTCCAATAAGGAACGCTCGCTTGGCTATACGAATCACTCAGGAGCAAGTGAGCACTATAGCGAAAGGTACGGAGATGCTAACGCATCTCTTGATGGTGAGGGTGAACACGAATCGACTCCGAACGAGAGCAGTAGCCAAGATACGAATCGAAATCGAAATAATCGAAACCCACGGTTTGAGGAAGTGCCGCCCGAAGCAACCGAGCAAGCTAGAACAAGCAAGCGGCTGGCGAGGGAGCGCATTACCAGAGAACTCAAAGACGAGCGGCCACAGCTCCCACCGAGTATGACCACGTTCATCACTGATTTTTCCAGAGAATTCCACGATGAGGCACCCGCATCATCAGTCACAAGGGTTGCACGCGTGGCCGAGGTTGCACGTCGCTCAGGCATGAGCAAGAAGGATTTCATTGATGCTTTATTTGACGCCAGGACACGAACCAAAAAGGGGAATGTGACCAAGCTCACGAAAGACGGCATGCATCGCAACAGCATGCCCTATTTCCTGGAGACGCTGGAGTACCTGGTTGAATATGACATCGCAAAGAGAGAAGGAGCGGAGAGATAACTACCATATTTCTACTGAACAACCTATTTGATAAAAAGTAGAGGAGACTACTATGCAAGTCAACACATTTGTTACCACGGATCTGCCCACATGGGCGGCCAAAACCATGCAGCTCGACGGCTGGGTCGTGCTTGATACCGAGACCACTGGCATACCCGGCGAGATCGTGGACCTTGCCATCATTGACCACACGGGGAAGGTTGTGATGGACCAGCTCATCAAACCGAAGAACCCGATACCGGAGCGAGCAACGGAGATCCACGGCATCACAGACGCCGACGTGTGGGCCAGCCCGACGTTCGCCGACGTGTGGCCGCGCATCAAGGATATCCTTGAGCCATGCCGACGGATCATCACCTACAACGCGAAGTTTGACAGTCAGTGCATGGTGATGACCGCAATCCTCTATGGCATCACGCTGCCGCAGTATCGTTGGCAGTGCTTGATGGAGAGCTACGCCATCCACCACAGCGGACGAGGCAGCAAATGGCAGCGATTGACTGAGGCGTGTCGTCAGCAGGGCGTTGAGATAGGACAGGCACACAGAGCGCTCGCTGATGCGCAAGCTGCGTACAATTTAATCAAGGCCCTCGCCGCAAAGCATCCTCCGGTGGAGCTGCCAGTACAACCGAGCAGGGGAATAGAAATCCTGGACATGGAGAAAGGACCGACGTTTCTATGAACGGTGATATGGGCGATGTGCTGGACCAGGCGCTTCAAGTTGTGGAGAGCATTGAGGCGCGGCACTACCTGAAGAGATCGGCGTATTTCTCGGACCTTGCGATGCGGGAGATGCTCAAGCGGGAATCCGGTGAGCTGCTGCGTGTCAGCTCGACGTTCAGCCTGCATGTCTTCAATCCAGAGGATGAGGCGGAGATCATCACGCTCTGGATTGTGACGATGCTCGACACCTCGACGCTGCGGGTTGTCAACCTGATCTATCGGGAGTGCAATCATGGAAGGTGTGAAGGGCACCTGGTACGGATTATGGATGATAGACCCATCACGAATGATGGGAAGTAAGAAAGGAAGCAACAATTATGGAAAACCTGTACTATTGTGTGAAATGCAAAACCAAGAAGCCTATGAAGGATGCTCAGCGCGTCACCATGAAGAACGGCAAGCCCGCGATGCGTGGCAAGTGCTCGGAGTGCGGGACGACGATCAACGCGATTGTGGCGGCCGACAAGAAGCAGGATCATCAGCAGGTGTAGAGCAGCTCGCCCACGTGGGCGAGGTGAGTATCTCGCCCATGTCGGCGCAACGAACGAAAGAGGGTAGGGGCAATGGCAAAATATGCGGAAGGGACAAACGTAAGTGTTGCTCGATCTCGTGAGGAGATTGAGAAGACTCTGAAGCGATACCATGCAACTGGCTTTATGTACGGGATGCAGGGCAGTAGAGAAGCGGTCGCCTTTGAGATCAAGAAGCGGCGATACCGCATCGAGATTGAGCATCCACCTCCAGAGAACTTCAAGCGGATGAAAAACGGGGGAGTTCGTACAGTGGCACAGCAAGAACAAGCGCAAGAGCAGGAAGTCAAACGATTGTGGCGTGCGCTCGTGATGCTGATTAAGTCGAAGTTAGAGGCGGTCCAGTCCGGGATCGTCACCATTGAAGACGAACTGATGCCGTACACCGTCATGGCGAATAATCAAACGGTGAAGCAATGGCTGGAGCCACAATTGGAGGAACATTATAAAACGGGTGTCATGCCGCCATTTCTTCCAGGGCTAGAAAGTCTACCTCGGCAGAGAAAGCAGATCGGGACTGGCAGCATCATTGAGGGAGAGTTCAAGAGCGAGTAACAACGCTTAGCATATCTTCTACGCTTGCTTCACGCGCTATAAGCATAATGCTACTCTGCTGTGAGCATGGTATACTGACGACTATCTCAAATAGGGGGTAGAGAACCATGATACGAGCAGATGAGGCGGCCCGACTTGCTATCAAGCATGAGATGTGGGATGGGCAGGACCCGCATACGTGCGTTGAGGAGTGCATGGAGTACAATCCCTGCGTTGTGAAGGCCGAGGTGCTTATTCGCGGGAATATCGTTCTTGTCAGGTTCATTGTTGAGCCGCTGTGTGCCGAGGAGCTGCTGCGTGAAGTCGGGCAGCCATGTTATATCTTTCAGCGAGCGATGCGTGTTGAGGCGCGGAAACAGGTGGATCGCTGGATGAAGAGGCTGAAGCGGTCAGGGTTGGAGTGCGTAGTGTTGTGATTAAGGGAGAAGTAGCCATTTTGGGATGTATCCTTATATATCGTTATATATCAATATGTATCACGTAATACAAGGTAAGGGAAATCCGTATGTTCTTAAAGCACACGAGGTATGCCGTATAGTAGTATCCGATGAGACGAACGTGAAGCGTGAGACTGAAAAGGAATAGCAATGAACACAACTGATTGGATTGGTATTGGAAACGTCATAGCGCAACTCCTTGTAGCAGGTGTGGCGATATGGGCGGTAATTGCTTCTCTACGCGCCAATAACAGACAGATTCAGTCAAGTGATAGGCAGGTAAAAGACCAAATAGACGCAAGCAATAAGCAACTGAAGGAACAACTAGAAGCGAGTGACCTTCAAGTTCGCAAGCAGATCGAGGAAAGTCGTCGCCTCGCTACAGAAGAGCGTCAACACCAAAGTCGCCCCATTATGGTTCCCAGGAAAGAGGTTTGTGGAAATGCGGTAACAAATTTTTCTCTGGAAACAGGGCAGCCAGATGAAACCCTCTACGCCTCAGACGGCAGGGTTGATTGGAGTTGGCAGCACGAAATAAGAATCAATGTGCATAACATGGGAAATGGTCCGGCGTTTAATGTCCATGCTATCCTCTATGGCTATGAAGATACATGCCAGAGTCAGTTTGTTTCATGGGATAATGGCCCTATTGAGGAAAAGGGTACAATCGATATACTTCTTGCTCACTCATCAGAGCTACAATTAGTCCATGGTGACTCTGTTGATGGAAAGCACCCACTCTACGATAGATCACTAGACTCACCAACAAATCCATGGGTGTATCGTATCGCATGTCTGAACATTACATATCATGATCTTTTCAGCAAGAAGCACATAAGCATTTTTCATTACACTCTTCAACACCAATGGATTCATGTGGCAACAGAAGAGATCCCTGGGGAACCACCTCTTGACCTGAAAGAACTGAATGCTCAGAAGAAACAAGGTCCGAAATTGTCGGCTCCTCCAGTAATAACTTCTTGAGGTAGAGGATGGTCCTTCATCTCTGTGTAAGAATGGCCTTACATAGGGATGAGGGACTATTTTTTTGTGGCAAACAGTACCTAGGAAGAGAGGTGATGTGATGAAAGTAAGGTTTCGCTCATGGCGGCAGAAAATACAACAACGTCCGCTGAGGTTAGTTGTCATCATTGGAGCAGGCTTGTTAGGGATTGTACTACTTGTGGCCGCTATCGCTGGCTACTTTTTTAATTGGGATTGGACAGGGTTTGGCTCATATATTCCTCCGACTAAAGATAACAACTTCCAACGAGCAAAAACCCTTTGGGATTGGATGCAACTTCTTCTAGTTCCTATTTTGCTCGCCATTGGCGGATTTTGGCTTAATCAAATCCAAAAGAATAGAGAGGAAAGAAGCGCACAACAACGGGCTAAGAATGAGGAAAGAAGCGCACAACAACGCGCCAAGGTCGAGCGAGAAATAGCTGAGTATAACCAGGGAGCAGCGGTATTACAAGAGTACATAGATAAAATGTCGGAACTGCTCCTTGAGAAAAAATTGCGTAAGTCCGCAAAGGATGATGAGATACGCAAGATCGCACGAGCACGCACGTTAACGGTACTTCCTCGCTTAAATAGCGTGCAGAAAAGAAGTATTCTTCAATTTCTGTATGAGTCCAGTCTCCTAGATAAAGACAAGTGTATTGTTGATTTGGCAGAAGCCGATCTTAGCCGAGCTTACCTCAGTAGCATTAATCTCAGCAAAGCTGAAATCAGCAAAGCCAACCTCGACGGAGTTGATCTCACCAGGGCCAATCTTAGTGGAGCTAACCTCACGGGAAGTTACCTTATCAAGGCAGACCTAAACATAGCCAATCTTAGTGGAGCCAACCTTACCGAGGCTAATTTCACGGGAGCCGATCTCATGGGAGCCAATCTCATGGGAGCCAATCTTCACAAAACTTACCTAAGATATGCCAATATTAGCGGAGCTAACCTCACCGGAACTGGAGTTACTGACGAACAACTGAAAACAGCTAAAGGATACCAGGATGTAATTATGCCCAACAGAGCAATACACCCCTAATTACTTGCGTTATATGACACGTTCGCTATCTTTACCTCTAGTAGTGAGAAGCGGCAAACCTTTGGTTCTTACTGACGCATAACCTCACCCAAGTGGCGAACTTAGCTGGTGGATCACATGAAGAGCAGTCAGTTAGAACTTGAGAGACATGGTATAATTGGGTAAGAAATTTTGTTCCATTGCGGAGATGAGAAAGGACTTACTGATGCGAGAGATTGCAGTGGGTGATGCCGTTCGTCTGCATCAGACTGACGGCTCATTTCAACTCTACTTTGTCGTAAATCGTATCTCTCCGACAGAAGTGCAACTCAATACCTTTGATGCAAATGGCTCAACTTTTTATGCTGCTACTGCTCCTGTCTACCGACGCGGTACTCAACCTGGACAGTGGGAACCTACCAATGAAGCAGTACCGGAAAGATTGAGATGGTATGGGGAAAGCTTACGAATGTCAGATCATCCAGCATCACGAGCACTGCATTCCTTACTCACGGTAAAGCTCCCTGATGATATTGAAGAAGTATTCTCGATGGTAGGGCGCATATATGCAGATAAGGATGTGAGGAGTCCTTTTTATGAAGTGCAGCATCGAGACGAACCTTTTAACAATAATGACTACTTTTATAACCTTCTTATGATGGGGGTTCAAGAGGGATTACGGAGTTCACTGTACTTTTTACGACAGTTCTTGCTTTTAGCAAATGAGGTGAAAATACATGGTACTGCTATAGTAGGTGATGTAAAACCATCTCGTAGTGGAGTTTTTGGTGTAGGACCAGGTGTATTAAATGCTGAGTACGAAGGGTTTGTATTGCTCAGTCGTGCAACGTTGGATCGCTTGACCTACTTTCTCAAGTATTATTTTCAAATCAAAAATAACGATCCGAATCTCTACAAGTTTATAGAGCATTTGGAAAAAAAGCACAGAGATGGCAAACGTGCTCAACATCTTATCGAGGTGATAAACCGACACCGCACCTATCTCAATACGCAACTTGTAGGTCAGGGCAAACCTACCGAAAGAAATAGACTTGCTCATCAAGAATATGTTGAGTTTGCATTGCCTAATATTAGGTATAATCCAGATGGCACAGTTCAGGTGGCCTTCGTCTACGGCGAGAATTTGCAGGTCGAGGCGACGGAAGAATTAGCTGATCGGTTTAATAAATTGAAGCTTTTCATCATTGACGTACTCAATGAGTTCTTCACAGAGTAGAAAGAACAGCTTTACACATCTATCCACCACTCCGTATTCCGATCTGCAACGAACTAGCGTTCTACCTTCGGTCAGCAGTTCGGAAAGGAAGATTCTGTTGATCCTCTACGCAGAGATTATTGTGTATCTGTTATACTAGATATAGGTAGATTTGCGTGTCGCCTGGCACTACCGCAGTCCCTCATTTGAGGCTATTCCCCACAGGAGACAAGAGGAATACTTCCGCTACCCTTCGAGCTATAGTAGCAGGCTCCCATCATCCACTGACACGAGCTTATCGCGCAAGGCTCGCTGACCATACCCCCACAGTTCGCGCACCTTGCCGATAACTCGCCCCTTATTTTTGCGTAGGTGAAATAACGTATGATACCCACTGAGACCCCTGATCTGGAGAAGAAGAAATCAGAACCAGGCCCCAATCGTGCGCAGCGCCGCAGTGCGGAACGCTCGTTCAGGCGCGGCAACCGCATGCCTCACTCACTCAAGATGTACCTCATGGTGCAATCACTTGCTCGATGTGGACGATGCAGACGAGCCTTCCTGGGAAGTAGCCACTCTCGCTGCCAATGTAAGGCCACTATGAAGAGAGCAGCCTAAGCAATGCCAGGAACCTATAGCTATGCATCGCCAACTGATGTCAACGGCATTCCGGTCGGAAGCGGCCTGGTTCCCAACGTGGGACTTGAGGCGACACAGGGGTTTCAACGCGGCACTGATGCCAACAGCGTGCCATTTTTGGGACTGTATACGGGCGATATCGAGACGGCTGGCTATGCTGCGATCACCTCCATTCCCGCCAACACGAACGCGGGAGCTGATACTGTCATCACCTTCACCAATGGCTCACAGCGCGAAACGCTGGTCAATTATTCATCAGGCATGCTCTGGTATAGCTTCGATACCTCCACAACGGTCGCAGGCTCAAAGGTGTTTCAGTTGCCACCGGGGGCAGGGATCTATTCCTTCCCCAAGCAATGCTCGTCGCTGCATCTCTATACAGTCGCCGCGACACCGATCAACGCCGTCGCGCCCAGCACGAATTACATTCTGGTCGGAGGCGCGATCTAATGCCAGTCAACGTTGCGCAGATGCGTGCGCCCATTTTTGTGAACGCCGCGGACTATGGAGCACAACCTGACAATGGCACAGGCATAGATAGTACAACCGCGATTCGGGCGGCACAGGCAGCGGCGAACGCAAATGGCGGGGGAGTCGTATTTCTTGGGCCAGGCACCTTCATTCATTCCGGTCTTCCTGTGTATAACAAGGTCCACATTCTCGGCTCAGGTTATAGCGCGACCATCCTCCAACTCAAGAATGGAGCCAACCAGGACTGCTTTTATGGCACCGTCAACGGCTATACAGGCCAGATGGTGAATATCGCGGCGGCCTACGGGACTGGCTTAGTTGGAGGCAACTATAACTGGTCTATCAGCAATCTCAGCATTGATGGCAACAAGGCCAATCAAACAGCGGCCAGCTACGGTATACGTGTCTATGGCTATGGCTACCTGCTGCAAAACCTGAGAATCTATAACTGCTATTCCGATGGCATTTATAGCGACTGGAATGGTGGCAGCAATTCGCCCGGCCAGGACTCTATGGAAGCCGTGTGGAGTGATATCAAGGTGCATGGCTGCGGGGGCGCAGGCATACGAATGGCAGGCCCGCATGACAGCCAGTGGGATGCTATCATCTCCTATCAGAATACGAGCCATTCCTTCCACGTCGGGCCGAATGCGACAGGGCTGCAAGGTGCGACAACGCACGGCTGGGGGCCACAAGGCAGCACTGCACTGGCATGGCTCATCGAAGCGTCGCTCTGTCAGTTCGTCAATTTCGAGGGTGAGGGCAGCCTGGTATGCCAGGTCGTGATGCTGGCCGGGCAGAACGTCATCAAGAGCGGCGACATCTATGCAGCAGGCACGCTTACCGCCTCCGGACTGAAACTTGGTCAACAGGCCGCGGATGCGACATTTGAAGGTCAGGTCTTAACAGGGGCACAGTACAGCGGCGGCAACAATATCTCCGTGCTGTTCTCACAGTGCCAGGGAGCCAACGGCACCGTCTGGTTCGCGGCTGATGGTGGCAACAATATCATCATCTCGCCAACGTATCAGACCGCGGGCAAGGTCTATACCGGCAATCCACAGACCTACAACAGCGTCTACATCATTCCTCAAAATGGACTGGCTTCGGACTATACGCCACAGACGCAGGGCTTATTCTGTATCGGCGGTCCACTGCTGCAACTCTTTGGAGCACAGACCGTCGGCATGAGCAATGTGGCAACGCTTGCTACAGGCGGCACGATCTACACCAATGGCGTGCGCGTGGCGCGTGTTACAGCAGCAGCCAACGTGACTGGCATTCTTTTGCAAGCACCCTCGTTCGTACCAGGCAATACGACGTATCAAGTCACGGTCATCAACGAGAGCGCGTTTACTGTCACCTTCGCAGCAACAGGCAGCAATGTGGCCGATGGAGCTAGCGACGTGATCCCCGCGACGGCAGCACGCGACTTCGTTTGGGACTCCGCAACAAATCTTTGGTACCCATGCCGATGAGTATAACCTACGTCGTACGAGCATTCGGCAGCACGCTCATTCTCAACACAACGCCGCCACCAGCACCAACACCAAGCAGTGAGGCGATTCTTGTTCAGGCATTCGCCAGAGATGGAGTAGCACGAGCCACCGCTAGAGATGGACGTGCGCGGGCGTATGCAAGGGATGGAGTGGTCAGAGCAACAGCAAGGGATGGACGTGTGCAGGCCAACACGAGAGATGGAATAGCAGCAGGAAGGGGGCATTGATGGCAATAACACCGTGGTACGTGGGACAGCTCGCGCCAGTCCTCACGATACAACTGGTGCCCGATAGCGGACAGTTCAACATAGCAGGACTCACCACCGCGAACTTTTCGCTGACTGTTCATAATAGTGATAGTGGAGTGGATACAGCAGGTGCGGGCACGTTCGCAAACCTCCAACCTGCGGCCACATCAGGCTATGCGCCCGCATCCATCCAGTACCAGTTAGCGGCAGCCGATGTCGCAACCTCCGGCAACTATCATCTCTTCGTGAATGCGCAACTGCCCAATGGCCTCATGGTGTTTGATCTCGGTGTGTGGCAGGTTCTCGTAAAGTAGTAAGTAAGGAAACAACCATGCGTAGATTTGTATTGAACAGGAGCCAGGACGTTACAGGCATCTCAGGAACTGGTGTCATCCTCAATGGCGTTGAACATATACCTGGTGGACTATGCTCCGTTTACTGGCCTAAGTATGGCACCACCGGACAGTATCCTAGCATGAAGGTGCTTGAGGCGATCCACTGCTATAACGGCAATGCTGTTGTTGAGTGGCTTGATAATCCCGATAGGAACTGTGAGTATTGCGATAACGCCGATGCATACGAAATGAACGAGATGGACCAGGGACAACGCACAGGAAACGTGACGGCGATCTGTAAGGATTGCTGGTATTCAGGAGTGCAGTTGGTGTTTCACGAACCCCATCAATAGGACCATGTTCACGATGATTGACACCCCTCAGAAAGTACGCTATAGGTGAACTAACATGCATTAGTTCACGTATATATGTGTTAGTTCTGGCATCATTTTGAGGGGGAGTATGGCAATGGAAAATGAGGGTTTTGGGCACGATCTACAACTCTATCAGGGAGACAATTACAGCATCGACCAGATACGGGCAGCCTGGTTAGATGCGAAGTTTCGCAAGTCCAAATCTGAGAAGACCCGCAAGGCATACGAGGATACCTTTGATAGTTTTCGGGTAACGCTTCAAAGCTTTGGCTTAGACCTCGACCGAGACCCGGTGCAGATTAGTCTCGTCGCACAAGGTTGGGCCGCGAGGCGATCACCAGGCGCGAGCCGCGAAGGTGATGTCAAAGAGAATACCTATAACCAGCGGTTAGCGACTATCAGCAGCTTCTATACCTATGCACACAAGCACCGGATGCTACCAGGTGAGAACCCGATTGAAATGGTTGAACGCGCAACAGTGCAGGAGTATGCCAGTGCCGAGGCATTAGAGGCCAAAGAAGTCGAAGCGGTACTGAAAAAGATCAATCGCAAAACATTAGTTGGCAAACGCGATTATGCCCTTCTCTCGATAGCGCTCCAGACTGGGCGACGTGCGCAGGAGATAGCCGGTATCCATTATGGACATCTCACCATTAAGGCAGCCACCAACAGACAGGGCGAGCGGGTGACAGTGTTCTTTCCCCGGCTCAAAGGAGGCAAGTCGGCGAGCAACGTCTTAGAGGGTGGAACCTCGGCAGCTCTACTAGACTACCTCCAAGCCCTGTACGGCTCAGAACTAGGCATCTTGCCCCATCAAGCGCCGCTCTGGATCTCACTTTCTCGCAATGGCACAAAGGGGCAACCCATCGGTGTGAAGGCGTTAGAGGGCATCTGCAAAAAGCGCTGCGGCTCTAGCAAGTTTCACTTATTGCGCCACACGTTCGCGGTGAACATGGAGGAGGCAGGCGCAAAGGTGTCGGAGATCAAAGAGAAGCTGGGCCACAGCACCGGCACCGATACGGGCAGGTACTTAGATCACTTTAAGAGTTCGACAAACAAACATGGGACAAAGCTAGAAAGTATGTACGGTATCACCACTCCTGAGGAGAGCGAAGAGTAGATGAAGTTTGCCTATGCAGACCCACCATATATAGGTCAGGCGCGTAAACATTACGGGCGAGAAGAGGTTGACCACGAGGAGCTTCTCACTAGACTGGTAAGCGACTATCCTGATGGTTGGGCGCTTTCCTGTACATCGGTGAGCTTACCTGTCCTCTTGCAGTGGTGTCCGCAGGGGACACGTATAGGAGCATGGGTCAAACCATTCTGCTCATTTAAGCCAGGCGTCAATCCTGCATACGCATGGGAACCTGTACTGTTCTATGGAGGCCGTAAACGCACACGGCAGCAGAAGACGATACGCGACTGGTGCAGCGTCAATATTACGCTCAGGCGTGGATTGTCAGGGGCAAAGCCTGAAGCCTTCTGTTTCTGGCTCTTCGATGTCCTTCATCTCGAGCTGGGCGATACACTTGATGATATTTTTCCAGGAACCAATGCAGTGAGTCATGCGCTGACAAAATGGTTGAGCATGGAAGCATCGAAGCGAGAGGAGCAAAGAGCATAATGGCACCACGTAGCAAGGAGAAGCGCATCACCGAGCAGATCAACCCCACTGCCTTCTCTGGCACTCCCAGCCAGGAAGATCAGTTGTGGGGGCGCATCGCCACGGGCGGCGAGGAAGACTATTACTGGCGGCGCTTATCGGACAATTTCTACCAAAAAGATTTAATTCCTAGCACCTATTTAGAGATTCACAATGCCTGTTACGAGGCATATAACGCCAATCCTATCGCCTTCTCTATTGTTGAAATGACCACCAGCTTCGTGCTTGGCAAGGGCCTCACTATTTCCGCGGCCAATCCACGCGTGCAGGCACTCCTGGACGCATTCTGGCACGACCCGAAAAATCACATGGACGAGCGCGTGTACCTCATCTGCAACGAACTGGCGCTCTATGGTGAGCAGTTCATACACTTTTTCATCAACAAGTATGATGGCTCCGTGGTCATTCGCCAGATCGACCCATCCTTGATAGACGAGATCGAGACCGATCCTGAGGATGTCGAGAATCATCTGCGCTACCACCGTCGCCCAATTGGTCAAGTCATGTCTGCCACTGCTGACGATCCCGCGGCATTCGACCCCAATCGCACGCAAGACACGCAAGGCGACTGGTTCGACGCTGGCACAGAGGTCATACAGTTCGCGATCAATAAAGTGTCAAACGCCAAACGTGGCAAGAGTGACCTGGCTACCCTCCTGCCTTGGTTACGTCGCTATAAGGACTGGTTGACGGATAGAGTCAGAATCAATAAGTATAAGGGCGCATTCTTATGGGACGTGACGCTCAAGGGCGCAGACCGCAAAACCATCAACGCCAAACAGATGGATTACTCGTCGCCACCAGAACCAGGCAGCATCATCATCCACAACGACGCCGAGACCTGGACCGCCGTTGAGCCTAAGATCAATAGCAGCGACGCTAGCGAAGACGGCAGGGCGATCAAGCTGATGGTGGCAATGGGTGCAACCATACCAGAGCACTTCTTGAGCGATGGTGCCAATGGCAACCGCGCGACGGCTGCCGAAATGGGGCTTCCTACCATGTTGAAATTTCAGCGTCGGCAGAAGGTGATGCGCTATTTGCTGAGTGCCATTCTCGATAGAGTCATCGAGGAGGCCCGCAAGGTCGGTAAAATTGGTCCACGCATCAATACCTCGTATGAGATCGTGTTTCCAGAGTTCGACCCGGACGACGTGGGCATGATTGGGCAAGCGCTTAACTACATCGCTGGTGCGCTTACTACCGCGAAGTCGCAAGGATGGATCAGCGACGAGACCGCGATGCGTCTGCTCTTCAAGAGCTTCAACGAGGAAGTGAACATTCACGAGGAACTTGAGAAGATCAAGACGCAACCACAGGCAAAGGAGGCACCACCATGAGCCAGTACCCAATTGTTGATTACCTGCCACAGTCCGATGCGGTCACGAGCTACTACGGCATTACTGATCCATTCGGCACAGGCGGCAGCTCCGGTATTGCCAATCCATTTGGCGGCGGCTCAGGAGGCTCTCGCTTCGCAGGAGTCGCGTCGCATCACAGTCGCGCACATCACAGCAGCCATCCACGGCACGCGGGCCATCACGCGGCTCGCAGCCACCACAGCCACCACAGTACGCATCCACGGGTCCATAAGCCACATGTCAAGCATATCAAATTCCACAAAGATCCACGCATCGAACAGCAGCCATTCTAGGAGATCATTCCATGCCACTTGATAGTCGCAAGATCGCGCACATTCAGGCTCTTGTGCCAAAGACGTTCGCTGGAAGGCAGAAGACGGTGGTGTTTGTCTACCAGAATGCAGGGGCATACAGCTATACCGCGATCTCGGTCATCTTTCGACCACAGGCAGTCGTCGAGCCACAGATACCCGACCCGTCAGGAGGCGCTCCACGACTCCGGGCCGATATGGTGCTGCTCGCGCCACTTGGCACCAACTTTACAGGCGTGGTCTACATCGCCGACACGACCACCGCAACCGCCGCAGCCGTTCAGTCGGCGAAGAAGTATGAAGTCATCGAAGCGGTTCCTGCTGGCATTGTGCCGGGCGGGACGCATATAGAAGCTCAGTTAAGGAGATTACGATGAATCCAGATTACCCTATGCCACCTGGTGGCAAGATGCCTGACCTCAACCTGGCAGGCATCGATGGGTGGATGCCTGATGTCGCGTCAGGAAGCAGCATCGAGTGGATGCCCACACCACCTAAACCCCCCATTACCTGGCCCACGCTTTCAGGAAGCCCCGATCTAGGAGGCGTCGATCCTGGCAACATCATCCCTGACCTCAACCTGGCAGGCGTCGATGGCGTACCAGCCCCGGATGTAGTCGCAATGCCGAGCACATCCAGCCAGGTACATCTCCCGGATTATGGCGTGCCTGATATGATGGTGCCAGGACTACAGGCAGGGCGAGACCTCACTGGCCCAGGCATTGACCAGCTCCCCGAATGGAACGCTGACCCGATGACCCCGGACCTGTCGGAATATCGCCATCCTCACGGCCTCGATATTATGCAGCCATCCGTCGGCATGAGTCCCGATCCACTGGTTGCATTCGATCATCCATATGGACTCGACATGATGCTCAATGATGTGACGCAGCCTGACCCGATGGTTCCCGATCTGCAACATCCCGATCTGACGCAAGAGGTCCACATGAGCACACGACCAGGAGACCTCGACACGTCGGCGCTCAATGTGATGGATGGCTCACAGACCGCGCAGCTCATCAAGGATAAGGACTATCCCGAAGTCCAGATGGATCAGCGCGGCTACAACAATACGCGCAGCCGTCACATGACGATGATGATGGATGGATTGCGCGACGAGGAAAAGTAGCATGACCAAGATGCAAGAAACTCAACTCCACATTGAGGGCCACATCATCGAAGGTCAGACGCTTGACCAGGCAGGCCACGAGGTACGCGCCACGATCATTCAAGGTGGCACATCCAAGAATGGCTACAGTTACGACCAGGCCGCGCTGCAATCCATCGCTACCATGATGGAAGGCGCGCACGCCTACGCCGATCACGCACGTTCATCGGCTGACAGCATCAATAGGTCGGTAAGGGACATAGTAGGGTTCTACAAAGATGCGCAATTCATTCCTGATGGGAATGGGCGCGTAGACGCCACGCTGCACATCTTTGAGGCTGCATCATGGCTCTGGTCTCTCATACAAGAGGCATCACAGGTCGGACGACCTGAACTGATTGGCCTCTCCGTTGATATCCTCGGCCAATGGTCTCATGACCAGAACACAAAGGCCAAGCAGGTCAACAACGTCGTTTCCCTCCTCTCGTGTGACGTGGTTACACGACCTTCGGCGGGTGGAGCATTCCGCCGAATCCTCCACGACATGTCTGAAGATGAAGATGTGTCAACAAATCTTCCACAACAAGGAGAACAACCCCCAATGCCTGATAAGACGAAAACTACCCCCAACGAGGCAGAGCAGGCGCAAGCCTCCAACACTACAGCCTCAACCGCAATTCAAGAAAGTACCACCAGCACTCCTACAGCACCAACCACAAGCCAGATCCTGGAGCAGCAGCAATTGCTAGAGCAGCAGCGCCTGGAAGGTGAGCGCATGTTCGCGCAACTTCGACTTGAGCGCGCCTCTCTCTCACTGGAGCGCCGCTTACAGGAGAGCATTCTGCCCGATGCGGTCAAGGCCAACATCAAAGCGAAATTCGCTGGACGCGTCTTTGAGGATGCGGAGCTTGAGGCCGACATGACCGCCTCGATCAACATGATGGCGCAATTGACCAGAGATGGTTTAGTTCGTGGAAACGGCTACGATAAGAGCCAGGTCACAGGTATGATTAGCGAGGCTGAGAAGGTGCAGGCCGCGTTTGATAGAATGTTCGATTTGGATATTGACACCACGAAGCTCGGCAACATCAATCCATTTAGCAGCATTCGTGAGGCGTATGCACGCGTAACGGGCGATGCCTCACTCATGGGCGGCATCACTGACAGAACCAGCCTTGGGAACATTCGCGTGAATGAGAGCGCACCCATCGGGCGCATCTCCGAAGCTGATACCACCACAGCCAGTTTCTCGTACTTGCTCGGCACATCCATGAATAAGCGCCTGTTGAAAGACTATCAGGCGTGGCCTGCGGAATGGCAGAAATTTTGTACGATCAGTCCGGTGCGCGACTTCAAACAGCAATCGAGAGTTCGCTTCGGAGCATTTGGCAGCTTGCCAATCGTCGCTGAGGATACCGCATACTCAGCAGTCACGCTGACAGATAGCGCGGCCACCTATGTGCCACAGAAGCGCGGCAACCTGGTCACGGTCTCACGCGAGACGATCATCAACGACGATCTCCAGGCGATCAAGCAGATCCCGACCAAGTTGGCAGTTGCCGCAGCCTATACACTGGCTGAGTTCGTGTATGGCTTCTTGTCCGCGAATCCCAACATCTACGATGGGAATCCTCTATTCACCATAGGCGGTGCTCATAACAACCTTGGAGCAGCAGCACTCGCCACAGCAGCGATGCAGAGCGGTATCACCGCCATGCGCGAGCAGACCAACTACGCTGGCAAGCGCATCGGCTTGCGTCCACGGTTCCTCGTAGTGCCACCCGAACTGGAATGGCAGAGCATGGTTGTCACGAAGTCGGCTGGCGTGCCAGGCAACAACAACAACGACATCAACCCGATGCTCGGCTACCTCATGCCGATCATCAGCCCACAGTTGTCGAGCGCAACGCAGTGGTTCCTCATTGGAGACCCAAGAGAGATCGACACTATTGAGATCGGGTTTGTCGGTGGGCAGGTCAATCCCGCGCTGTTCATCCAGGATCAGCCGCTCTTTGGCCTCAACTTCACGCAAGATGCAATTTCGTATAAAATCAGGCACGAATACGGTGGAGCAGTCGTCGATTATCGCGGCCTCTATCGCGGCATCTAACTCCTGAAGCTCTATCAGGTAGCAAGCAGGCGTATCACATCTATGGTATGCGCCTGCTTAGTCAGGAGATACACAGATGTTTTTTGACCAGAACGGGAATCTGCTGGTCTCTGCCGCGCCAAACAGTGGCAGCATCATTGATATCAGTGATCGAGCAGGGCGCATTGTCGGGCATGTGGTCGTCGATAGCGGCAGCATCACCGTGACGAGCGCGATCCCCACCGGATTTAACCTCATCGGAAGTGTGAACATTGCCGATAGCTCCAACTCCTTCAAGGCACAGGTTGATGCCGCACTCTGCCTGCTCGTCTCAACAGGAGGCGCAACCAAAACAGCTATCGCGGCTGGTGCCGCGGCGAACACTGTTGTGAAAGCATCGGCGGCTCGCCTGGCACGCGTGCTCGTCACGGCTGTCGGCACCAACGCCATGCTCATCTACGACAACGCCACCACCGGAAGCGGCACAATCATCGGTGTCATTCCAGCCAACGCCGCAGTCGGCTCGGTGTACGACTTCAGTATGCCCGCTGCCAATGGCATCACCGTCGCTGGCAACGCTGCCAACCCAGGCGTCACGATCAGTTACTCCTAATCCCGACCTGCAACGAACTATCGTTCTACACAGTCAGCAGGTCGGAAAGGAAGACTCCTAATCTGTATTCATTACCCAAAGAAAGGAATCAGCAGCATCATGCTTGATTTACTAGAACTGACCTATGGCCGCTACAACGGCGGCCAGGTTGCCCCTATTGGCAGCTACCTCAACCCACGCACGCTCGCCATTGTGCAGCTCGCAGCCGATGGCAACCTGCCACTGGATGGCACCTTCTGCCGCGTCGATCCCTCGGCCACGCAGACCTTCGCGGTCATCGCCACCAACCTGAACGCGCTGCTCGGCACCAGCTACACGGCTGCTAGCTTCCACGCGCAGGGCGCAGGCGACATTATCGCCAATCCTGGCAGCGCCAGCAACGACGCCTAGCTGAGCGAGACGAGAGAGGAGCGCACAATGGCACAGGTCATCAAAAGAGCTCTCATCATGAAGTTCTACCCGGCCTCCTACACCGCTGATGTCCTCATCCTGGAGGCCACCAGTACACAGCTTCAGGGCGTGCCGATCACCACGCAGGCCGACGGTACGTCCGCGCAGCCTGGTGCCTTGTGCGCTCTGCTTCTCTTCGATGAACAAAATCTCAGTGACGGATGCATTCTCGCCATCTACGGCAATGCGCCAAGTCAGCCGCCAGGTCGCACCGTAATCGTCCCCGGCTACCAGCAGTTCAGCAATGTGGCGATTGCAGCAGGAGTGACGCAGACCTTCTCACTAGCGGGTGGGAGCTCTGGCATTCCTGTAGGGGCGCTTGGAGTGCTATTCAAAGCGTTTTACGGAAGCACAGTTGTAGGGGCCTATGTCAATATGGCTCCGCATGGCGGCAGCATAGGCAACTATGTGACCATCGGCAATACGCAGGCTGCCAGCCAATCCGTCAACGGCAATGGAGTGCTTCCGGTCGATGCGAACGGCCAGATCGACGTGCAGGCCAACGCTGGGACCTGCAACGTCACATTGAACACATATGGATATGTGATCTGAACAGGAGCAACGTATGGCAGAGCAACAGAAGGAAAACAACGATACACTTATCCGAGCCAATCGCCAGATCGAGCGCATCGAGAGCCTCGTCGATGAGTTGCTTGCGGACTTCTCTATCGCGGATATGAGTCCAAAGGAGCGACTGGACGCGGCTGTGAAGCTCATGAGCCAGCAGGGGCGCATGCTCATGATTCGACAGACATGCGAGGCAGGGATGCCGAACTCCACCACCAACATCATTCTCGCATCCATCCAGCGGCAGATGCGCGGAGAAATAGCAAACAGTCTAGCGAGCATTACAAGTGTAGATGGAGATGAGTAGACAATAGCCTATCTACGAGGTATGCTACATCTCTACTATGATAGTGGAGAAAGAAGGCGTTCACATGAAGATAGGTATTCTCGACGACAACCAGGACATCCGCGACATTCTCTGCCTCGCTGTAGAGTTGGAGGGACATCAGCCAAGGAGCTACAACGACGCGGCAGAACTCATCCGTGACATAGCTTCCTTCGACCTCATCATTGTTGATCTCTGCATTCCTGGTCAGCTTCCTGGAGAGCAGGTTATCGAACGAGCAAGAATATTCAGGAATGACATCCAAGCTATCGTGATATCCGCTCTCTCAAGCTCAGAAATTGCTGAGCGCACAAGAGCGATCACAGGCATCCGTAGGCTTCAAAAACCATTCCGACTAGCAGACCTCATAGGATTGATTGACAGATATGGCACGAACCCTCAGCAGCACCCTCACGACTGCGCTCAACGCCAACACTCGCAGGCCAGCCGTATCACTGACGGCTGAGGACCACATAGCGCACTTTAGCTTGTATCAGTCTCCGAACAATCCCGATGCCTACAATGACGCCGTGATTGCCCCGGATAGGAGCATCGTGCGCGCGATGGTGACGCGCAACGGATTCAACAGCACTGCGTCCTACCAGAGAATCACCGACCCGACGAACGCGAGCCAGTGGCTCAACTGGACCAACTTGCCAGGCACCAACGGCACCATGTTCCAGGATGGCGGCTGCGCGATCAGCGTCAATGGCTCGACAGTGAGGATATTCGTGCAGCAGGGTACAGGCGGCAACGCGCTCTACAACTGGTATAGCAATGACAATGGCGTGACGTGGTTGCAGGGTGTCATCCTCAGCCCACCAGGGGGCGCACTCATCAAGGGCATCGGCAGTTGCGGCAATAATGACGTGTTCTTCATCTACGACATCAGTGGCGGCGAGGCCATTGGCGCATCGCTCTATACAACTGGATGGTCCACGATCAAGACGTGGACACTGCCAACCATCGCGGGAGGCGCGGGCCTCGATGCGTGGTACGGCAGTCCAGGGCCAAGCGGCATCTATACGATTGTGTATAGCGATGGCTACAGCCTGAAGAGTTGCACCTATAACCCGACCTCGAATGTGTGGGCAACGGGGCCAGATGTCGCCAGGGGTACAAGCACCGCCATTGCTCGCATTGCGCCACATCTCTCCTACGATACCTCAACAGGGCTGATTTCATTGGTCAGTGTGGAGCAGGATAGCGGTTTGATTACCGGCTCGGTGTACAGCTACCCGCGGATTCGACAATCAGCGGACCTCACACACTGGTCGAATGGATTGATCTTGCACGCCATGACTGGCTGCAACTATGGCGCGAACTTTCTCGCGCTGCCAGCACCGAATACAGGGCCAGCAGGGGCGAGATACTATATCACCGCGAAAGCACAGACGTTCAGCGCGCCGATGTTCAGCCAGGCCAACGCGAATCAATATGCGGATCTCAGTGCCGCTATCCTGTCCTATACGCGCACAGAGCACGAAGGCAGGCCATCGCGGTTGGATGTGCTGCTTGATAACAACAAGGGTGTCTACAGCAGCCTGGTCAATACAGGCAGCGGAGCGGCACCAATAGGGCCAAATACGACACTTGTACTGTCAGAAGGCTACTTGACTGGCAGCCCACCAACCACAAAGGAAGTCGTTGCCACCGGACGCTACCACGTGCAGCAAATCCTCTTTGAGAGAAGCCCACACGAGAACAGGATACGCATCATTGCCCATGATGTGAGCCGTAATCTCGACCTGGAGTCACGCTTCCAGATCACCTACACCAATCAGACCGTTGCATGGCTGGTGACAGAGATGGCCGCACGCGGAGGATTGTTCTCAGTGGTCTTGCCAGCCACCACGCAGATGAGCCAGGTCATCCCGACCTTTACGCTGCACGCCGCGCAGAAGTATCGGCAGGCGCTCGATGAGTTGTGTACGATCTACGGCCTGGTCTATTTTCTCGACCAGGCTGAGACGCTCCAGGTCATCGAGCGCAACAGTGGAGCAGCATCTGTGTGGGCCTATCAGCCAGAGGTTGAACTGATCGCCTTTGGCACCGACGATCTGCGCGCGAATCACGTTATCGTGAGCGGCAAGCCACCAGTTGGAGGACAACTGGGAGCTTTGACGACAGCCGAGGCGTATGACGACCCCAATATCACGGTTGTCGGCATCGAGCGGATGCTGCACCACACGGATCAGAAGCTGACCACCACGGCACAGTGCTCGCTCAAGGCACAATTTCTGTTGGCCGAGGAGCAGCGCGCCCAGGTCGGCCATGTCGTGACGGTGCCGCTCAATCCAGCCTTGCAGTTAATTGATGTCGTGACGCTCACGGATAGCAATCCTCCTACTGGCTCAGGGCAGAGCGGCACCGTTCGCATCATCGGCACAAAGGCGACGTATGACCCGCAGAAGGCGGACTATGATATGTCGCTGACGCTCGAAGGTGCATAGGCTCATCCTTATACTGTAATCAGGGCGACGCTTCTCTTTTCTTTCATGGCTTTTCTACCAGGGTGAAGCGTTCCCCGATCCTCTCACTCTTCCCCATACTATCCCCACAAAAGAGGCACCTCATGATTATCCTCAAAGACTTCCCCAACAACAATCAACTGACCGATGGCGATCCCAACTATCTCTATGATTGCGTCCCAACAACCATCGCCGACGCACTGCAATACCTCAACGGCAAGAAATACACCGGAGGTATGGTCAAAGATGCTGTGTATGGCCGGGACTACAAAGGCGTGACCGCCGCAGATCGCTATGTCGATTACTGCGCAGCGCAGGGCGTGAAGTTGTTTAACACGAAGGGCGACGGTAACAGCCTGGTCAAGATCATTCGGGAGCAGCTCGCACTGGGCAGACCAACCATCATCACCGAGCCAGATCCGTATGTGGCTGCATCGCTTGGATGGAGTCATGTCGTGGTGTGCTACGCCTGTGATAAGGATGGTCCAGGAACGCTCACCATGCGCGATCCATTCGGCGCGCATGATGCAGTGCATTCAGATGATGAATGGGCCGCGCTCTTTGAGTATGGCGAAGTCTGGACGCTTGGGCCTCTGCACGACAATCCAGCACCACAGAAGGAGACACCCCCACCTATGACCACTTTAGAACGACTTGTCGCGGCAGGTTGGCACGACGATGAAAAGGCTGATAAGCTCACAGCGCCCAATGGCAAATACTTCACCAAGGGCTTCCGTAAGGCTGTGCTCAATGAGCCATTCTATGATCTCGCGGACTTGCCCCTTGAAAACGAGCATCCATGCGATCAAATGGAGTTCGGCAATCCCAACATCGAGCCAGGTACACAGCAAATATGTGAAATGACGACCTGGGAGTGGACGCCTAAACGCGGCATCTTCAAGATGTATACAGGTCAGGAGATCATGGCGCTGCGCAAACTGGTACAGGCTCATGAGCAGAATCCACTCCTACCGCCAGCGATCCACGACGAATTGACCACGGCTGCGCAGGAGATGCAGCACGCTCTCAACGATCTCAGCACTGCCATCAACCGCCACTAGCACCCTCTCACTTTACACTTCACAAGGAGGCTATTCCTATGGACATTCAGGCCATCATTCTCGATCTCATCCCAGTGCTTGTACCCGCCATCGTTGGCTACCTGGTCATCCTCTGCAAGTACATCCTTGCGAGATTGCCAGAGAACCAGCACGCTATTGTCACACAGGTTGCTCAATCAGTGGTCAACGCTGTTGAGCAAGTCTATGGACCAGCAGCAGGCACAGACAAGAAGACCATCGCCGAGAATCGTATTTTAGACATCTTGAAGGCCATGCATATCACGATCTCACCTACACTCATTGATGTAGCGATTGAGGCCGCTGTGTACGCGCTCAAGCAGGATACAAAGGATGCAGGGCCTTCGCCAGTTGCGCCAGTAGCATCCGCAGCGAAAGCCGCGTAAGATTATGTGCGAGCAGGAGAGAGAAGAGATCAGTCAAGCTCTGCGCGTCTTTGAAGCGGCCTTGTCACGAGGCAAATACCTGGACCGCAATCAGGACATCGACCGCAGCGACGACCCACAAGGCGATGCGTACGACTATTCTGGCACCTCGACAGTCTATTGGAGCATCATTGGCGAGCATCCCTGCCCGGTGTGCTTGATGAACGCGGACGCGGGAGAGATTCGCTTAGGAGATCTGTTCCCAAGCGGCCATAATGCGCCACCAGCACATCCGAACTGCTCATGCATACTACGCGATGGCAACGACGACGAGCCGATCTACCTGGATGACTCGATCCCCATCGAGGGCGAAGGCAGTGATCGAGGCGAGACGACAGGAACACCACCGCAAGGAGAAACCTTCCGTATCCCCAGGCGAAAGGATACGTTCATCGTCAAAAGTGCAGGGAGAAAGTGATGATTTTATCCGATATTGAGGCAGCGGTACGCCTCGACCTCTTTGATCCTGCCAGCGCGACACAGCGTTGGCAACTCGCCGACATTGATCGAGGCATTGATAAGGCCGTTGATCGCTACAGTGCGTACTATCCCAACATCGCCCAGGTCGATATGAGCACGCAGCCTTACCAACGCACCTATCCCTATCCGAGCAGCTTTAATGCCAACTATCCGGTGTTCTGGATCGAGCGCATTCTGTACCCATTACAGGTCTATGGCAGCCAGTTTCTCCCACCGACGAGTGGGCCAACGCTCACAGCCATTGCAGGCTCAGGATTAGGAGCAGGCATCTATCAGTATGCTGTGTCCTGTTTGAGTCAGGGCGGAGAAACAACACCATCGCCGGGAAGCACAGTCACAACGACCAGCGTAAACGGCAAGGTGCAACTTACCAACATCCCGACCTCGCCAGCACAGCCAGCCATTCCTGGCATCGCCACGAACCAGGTCATCGGCAGAAACATCTATCGCTCACTTCTCAATGGCTCGATCCTGTATTACCTGGCGACGATCCCCGACAACACAACCACGAGCTACACGGATAGCGCAGCCGACAACACGCTCACAGGCATGCCGCAGCCGCCAAAGGTAAACACCAGTGGCGTGATGTTCTGGCCGCCGATTGAGAGATCATTCAACGAGTTCTCGAATTTGTTCGACTCAACAGCAGCACTTGCGGCAGGGGGCAACATGGGCATCAATGGAGCCATTGGTCCGAGCGCGGGGCCGACAGGAACGATAGAGCCAGCGTTTACGCTCCAGCTCTCCACAGCAGAATTACCAAAGGACAGCACGCTCATCATGCGCGTGTTCTACGCGACGAAGCACCAGCTTGACGCGAACGGCTCGACGATCCCGGAGATTCACAGAGACATCATTGCGCTTGGAGCCACGGCCTACTGCATGGAAGCCTACAGCATCCCGACGAACGATAACTTTGACTTCCAGGATGGCGGCCTCAGAGATCGCGTTGACGATACCAAGATACCGCTCGCGTGGGCAGCAGCTACAGCCGCGAAGATGCAGCAGTTTGAGACGAGATTGCTGGAGATCAAACAGCAGCGCGACTTTGCTTCATCGGCTCGTGTGAGATGGGGCGACATTCCCTACAGGTGGAACAGACTGTAGACCATCGTGAGGAGAAACTATGTATAACCTTCTGAGCATCTTCAACCTGGTCATCTCACTTGCTGTCATACTGGGTAGCATCCTCGCGTTCAAGCATGGCTTCACGCGTACAGCAAACGAGATCCAGGAGCGCGTCATCAATGCCCTCAATAGCGAACTGGCCTCTCTGACGCACCGGCTCGATAGCCTGGAAAAAGAGAATCTGCGGCTCAACCTGGTCTTGAATATCATCATCAATGCCATGAAGCGCAAGAAGATCCTCATCAACATCGAGGCTGATCTGATTAGCATTCAAGATGAGATCAACGGCGAGACCGTGACCGAGCGCATCCAGGAGGAGTCACACAGTGGCTAGCATAGGCGTTGACGCCGAGATTATTCTGGATGGAACAGGCTACTTCATCAAGCCAGGCTCGTATATCATGAAGCAGCCGCGTGTGCGCAAGGCGACCATTCGCGCCGATGGTGGAGAGGCATACGTTGACCTGGGGCCAGGGAAGCGCGAATGGCTCATGGTCATCCTGTGCGTCAACGACCTCTTGAAATACGATGGTACACCTACCGGAACGAGCGGCCAGCAGTACCGCGATGCTCTCAGAGCGAGCTACAACAACTCGACTGGCACCACCATCACCTTTACTGATCCACTCAGTGGTACAGCCGTGGCAGTGCATTTTGATTCCTATGCAGAGACGATAGTAGACCTCCACTCGCAAATTGTGAGCCTCGCTGTGGGAGGGAGTCCCGCTTGCAGCTACGAAGTTCATATAGCATTGATTGAGGCGTAGATTGTGAGCGTGATCTATGGAGCCACCAAAGCGCATAGGCTGGTTTGCTCGTGAGATTCTCAAGAAGCCGCTCTATCCCTATCAAGAGATCGTCGGCGATGCCATCTTACAAAGCATCATCGAGGAAGCTGGGCGCACCTTTACCGTGATGTTCGCCCGGCAGATGGGCAAGAACCAACTCAGCGCAGTGCTCGAAGCCTACCTCTTGTTCTGCATGGAGAGCGGCACCATCGTCAAGGCAGCCCCAACATACAAGCCGCAGGTGGTGAATAGCCGCTTGAGGCTTCTCAGCATGCTCGAAAGTAACTTGACGCGGGATCGCATTTGGAAATCGTTCGGCTATATCATCGGACTTGCCCCATCGAGAGAGTTTGTGAACGATCAGGTAGGACCACGCATTATGTTGTTCTCGGCTGGTCCAGAGTCCTCGATAGTCGGAGCTACTGCCTCATTGCTGTTAGAAGTGGATGAAGCTCAGGACGTGGCTTCTGATAAGTACAATGTTGATCTGAAGCCTATGGCCTCGACCACCAACGCCACCACAGTAATGTATGGCACTGCCTGGTCTGACGACACCTTACTGGCGATGCAGAGCGCGCATAACCGAGAGCTTGAGGAACTGGATGGTATCCAGAGGCACTTTGAGTTCGACTGGATGGTGCTTGCGGCGATCAACAAGAAATACAAGAAGTTCGTTGAAGGCGAGATGAAGCGGCTTGGCGAAGAGAGCGTCAGCATTAGAACACAATTCCGATTGCTCCCGATATCGGGCGCTGGTTTCCTCTTCAATGAGATACAAAGGCATCTCTTGAAAGGCGCACATCACTGGCTGAACGAGCCAGGTGAGGATGATCTCTATATCGCTGGCATTGACATGGGTGGAGAGCAACGCCCGAAACCAGGGGAAGAATCCAAGTCGCAGAGCAAACGGGATAGCACCATCATCAGCATAGGGCGCGTGAAGTACAACGAGCTGCTGTTGCCAGCCATAGAGGTCGTCCAGCACGTTTGGTTTACAGGGATGAAATACCTGGACCAGTACGCGGCTATCGTGGAGATTATCAACCAGTGGAACTTGCGCCACATCACCATCGACGCGACTGGCCTCGGTGATACGATGGCCTCGCTCTTGATCGAGAAATTCACGGACGAGCGCGTGACAGCGTTTAAGTTCTCGCGCACCAGCAAGAGTAAAATCACATTTCAACTGCTTGGCCTGGTCAATGGCGGTAGGCTCAAGATGTACCAGCAAGACGCAGCACCAGGCGCGATCTATGACGAGGCGTGGAAGCAACTCAAGTTAGCGAGGTACACCATCCCCGGCGAAGGCATCATGAATATGGGAGTCAATCCTGGAGATGGTCATGATGACTTCTTGCTCAGCATAGGATTACTCACAGAGGCATTGAACAGTGTCACGCAGCCTGCGCAGGAGTCGAAGGTGATTAGGCCACGACGGTTATATAGCGGTGAGAGTCGTTATTAGGCACAATTATAATGATGGTAGAACCATTTGCAGTTACCATCTAGTATTTTATGTGGAGGAAGTATCACATGAGCGAACCTATAGCCACCAAAAAGCATCATGATCCTGCCAAACATCCAGCATTCCAGGAGAGTGCTCCTGCCACTCACCAGGAGCCACCAACTGAGCACACGGCACACACAGCAACAGCACCACCACCGACGCAGCAAAAACCGAGCGTTGGGCGCGTCGTCCACTTTGTCTTGCCCGATGGTCCGAGAAAAGGCGAGGACCGACCAGCGGATATTGTGCGCTTGCCTGATGACAAGTTCGGAGCGGATTCCAATATCGTGAATCTCCTCGTCAAGACTGATGGGCGGCATGATGGCACGCCGTATCACAATGGCGTCTACCATGCGGAGCGCGTGCATCATAGCGAGACGCGTGAGCCTGGCACCTGGCATTGGCCGCAGCGAGTATAATATCTAGGAGAGAGCACCCTAGATTTTCTCCTGAAGGTGCGAAAGACGACTCAGAGGATACAACTGAGTCGTCTTTTGTTGTGCCAGTATACTAGTAATGGATTTTCCTCGAGATGTATGTGAGGCACAAGACGATCTGGTGATTGCCAGATCGTCTTGTGTTGACCAGGCGATTATACTGAAACTATGAACTAGTTGATGAAATTGACCGTGGGTGCCTGCGCAGGCTGCCACGGAAGAAGGCGACGCACGATCACAAGTGGTCTGTCGCCTTTTTGATTGCTGAGGGGATTGCACATCTCAAAGAGTTGAAATGCACCTCTACAAATATTGTGAGATAACTGCCTCAAAATGCGTCGCTACATCCCATAAATCAGCAGCGAGTATCTGCAAAAAGAAGAGACAAATTGTCCTCATTTCTCCGCATATTCATGTATGTTTATAAGCAGAGAGAACTTTTCTCCTCGGCAGATGAGCAGCGCTATGAACTCGAGTCCATCTCTCACAATGTCTCTCCAGTTCAACACGCTGCCCTCTGTTCGCGCCATCAGTCAAGGACGGACGTGCGATGTGTAGATGCCCTACAATATGTTATATCATATACAAGAGCACAACGAGCAAATGTAGAACAAAACTCTGTTAACGCAGATTACAAATCTCTAATATGTCCGTCCTCAGAAGAATTAGGGGGACGTATGACACCAGAATGGGTAATGGTATTCATTGCACTCGCAGCATTAGCGGTGCAAATTATCGTACTGCTTATCAAAGAGAGAGGTACAGATCACAGCAACAAGCTTAAAGAGCTAGAAAAGCAGAAGGAGGAACCGTAAAAGAGCTGTGCGGCGGCGATGGAGAAGCATCGCCGCCGCTTTTTTGATTCTTGGATTTCAATCCCGCGAATGGGTGAGCCATCCTTCCGACTTCGACATTCCCGAAGATCTCATCGCGCTTAATCCGTTTCAATCCCGCGAACGGGTGAGCAAGCCTTCCGACCCGACGCCTTGAGTGGGAACAGATTGCGCGTACTATGTTTCAATCCCGCGAACGGGCGAGCCATCCTTCCGACCGCACCAAGAGACGATGAGCCAGTACTACAATGCAATGTTTCAATCCCGCGAACGGGCGAGCCATCCTTCCGACGATGCACCCCTTGAACGGGTATTCGCCCTCACGAACGTTTCAATCCCGCAAGCGGGTCAAGAGTCCTTCCGACAAGCAATCCAGATCATTGTCGCTCTCTATCAGCGCAGTTTCAATCCCGCGAACGGGTGAGCAAGCCTTCCGACTCTTTAGAAGGTCTCCTCCCAACTGATCATATGCTGTTTCAATCCCGCGAACGGGTGAGCAAGCCTTCCGACTTTGTTTCACGTCCGCTAACACTGTCGTACCCCAGTTTCAATCCCGCGAACGGGTGAGCAAGCCTTCCGACGGAGATTATCAATGGAAGAGTCGCACAACGAAACAGGTTTCAATCCCGCGAACGGGTGAGCAAGCCTTCCGACAAGTCTACCGTGCTGACACGATGTAAGCTGTCCTAAAGTTTCAATCCCGCGAACGGGTGAGCAAGCCTTCCGACTCGTACCAGTTGGCTGCGCGTCTCATCGAACGTGAAGTTTCAATCCCGCGAACGGGTGAGCAAGCCTTCCGACGCTGTCCTCATAGTATAGCATGGGAAGCCACTTCATACAAGGGTTTCCGAGAGCCTTGTTTTAGAGGTCTTATTTGAGTGTAAAAAGGGTGAGATTTTTTGAGAATTGCGACTTCAAGCCGCTTATAGAGCCGTCCGAGTATCTCTGCTCAGCGATGGCATCACTGCATCTCTCGGAAAGATGAGAAGGCATCCGCTGCGGCGGGATTATTGATAGAAATAAGGAATGCTGCGGCTGCTGTTGAAAGTAGCACTGCCGTGGGCAAGGCACGCTGCCGCGACTATCTTAGCTGGCGCATACCCACATATGGACATGAGGGCAACAGCGTATTACATCCACGGTGGGGGTATCCACGAGCGCACAGGCGGTACGCAACGCCCCTACAACCCATACCCAGCCACCTGCGTTGCTCTCGCCCGCCTGTGCTCGGATATCGCTTTCGCGGACCATGAGCCGATGATACCCATGTGGCATTCGCCTCGGATGCAGACAAGGCAGCAGAGAGGGACAGAGAGCTACTCGTCGCGCCCCTTTGAGAACGAGGTAGGGCGCGACACCCTACCGGGGGTAAGGCACGCTACCGCGATATTCTTAGCTGACGCGTCCCCACAAGAGGAATAGAACAAGGCTAGCGCACCTCCACGGTTCCACACGGATCGAGCTTGACCTACCCCGGTATCCACGAGGCGCGTCCACCCTGTCCACCTTCCTCTGGTGGGATTGTAACAAGGCTGACGCACCTCCACGGTTCCACTCGCAGCAAAAAGGCCATGCAGAATCGTACCACAGCCACGCAAGGCTAAACCCTAACGGGCGAAAACGCGGCGAATGGACGTTACAGCGTTCCTCAACGGTTACAGCGCCGCGTTTTCGGCCTTGCGTGGCTGTGGTGCGTTCTGCTTGTGGCCTTTTTGCGCGGGGCTACCCTGGTTCGACGTCCACGAGGTGACGGTGTGTGTGTGTGGTGCTCTGTGTGTGGGGGCCTGCCGCGTCCGGGCCGGCGGTTGCTTTCTGGGTGCGGTGGGGCCTTGTGTGTTGCTGGGCGTGGTGCCGGTGGGGCCTTTTGCTCGTTCGCGCCCTGGGTGGTGATCGGCCCGTTTGTCCCCTCGTTCGCCGTCGCCCAGCTCGCTCTTTGTGCCCTCTGTTCCTGTTTGCGTCGAGCTCTCGTTTTCCCGCTCGTCCCGCTTCTGGCCTCGTTTTTTGCCCTTTTTTGCATGTTACTTTTGTTACGTTGCTACGTCTTAATATATAGAAGGTTCTTTTGTTGGCCCCGCTCGCGGGCGTGGGCGTTCTCCGCTTCGGCGGGTTCGGGGGTGTCTCGTGGTTGCTTCTGTTGTTTCGGCTCCTGCTTCTCTCTCTGGCGTGCTGGCGTCCTTGCCTGCCTCTCTTGTCTCGCCTCGTGTGGTGCCGTTCGCTTCTCGCGTTTGTGGCGTCGGCGCTCCTGTCCCTGTCGCGGCGTTTGTGGCGTCGGCTCCGGCTGCTCTGCTCGCGCTTCCGGCTCGCGTCTCGGCCTGGCCCTGCGGCTGCGGCGCGGCTGGTGGTGCTGGCTGCGTCTGCCCTTCTCTGGCGGTCTTCGTTCCCGGCGCTGGCTCCCCTTGCGTCGCGGTCTGGCTCTCTCCCCCCTCGCCTCCCCCGCCCGCTGCTCTGGAGCCGTCGCTCTCGGCGGTCGGTGCGGCTGTCGCGTCGTCGCCTGTTGGCGCGGCGGTCCGGGTCGGCGTGGTCGGCTCGCGCTCGTTCTCCGCGCTTGGCCTGGTCCGCTCGTTTGTCGCCGCTCTGCCTGCTGGCGTGGTGGTGGTGTCGGGTGGGGCTTGCGGCGTGGATCGCGTCGCCGAGGGTGCTGCTTCTGCTCGCGGCTTGTCGGTTTCGGTGTTTCCGGCGGCCTGGGGTTCCGCGCTGGGTCGCTTGGCTGGCGTCGTTCGCAATCGCGCGCTTGTTCGCTCCTGCTCTGTCGTTGTGGCCTTTTGGGACGGCGTTTCGGCTGGCACCGCGTCGGCGGTCTCTCTTGCGCGTGCTGCTGGCGTGCCTGTGTTCGTTGTTTCCCCGCCCCCCGCCCCTGGTGCGCTCGCCCAGCTCGGTCTCTTCTAGTCGCCGCTTCTCTCTCGTTTGGCTCGCCTGGTGCGGGCCTTCTTTTTGTGGTGTTTGTTGCACAAGCTGGTGTTGTCTCGCAGAGCTGGCTGTTGCACAAGTGGATATCGTGTGAGTTGGCTTCTCAGGCCAAAACATATGGATATTCTATGTTACTTTTGATACGTTGTTACGTCGTAATATATAGAGGAGCAAGTACAGTGCTTGCGCCGGAGTACACCAGGAGGAACACTCAATGTTCTACGTCAAAGGCTACGCGCAAGGCGATGTTGTCGCAGAGGCAAAAGTCACCAGCGTTTTCAAGGCTGTCCACATCAACGAATATCTTCTCGACGAGGAGCATATCGAGGATGCAGCCATCACTTACGTCAACGAGGATGGCGTTGAGGAGGATAAATCCAAGATCATCGAACGCGTTTACGCTCGCTATCTCGGTCTCTAAAAAAACGGTCGCGCTCTACGCCAATAGAGCGCGACCGATACCACTAAAAAATTAGCAGTTGGACACGAAAGGATTATAGCAATGAATACGTCAGAGATCAAGACTCCACGCATCGCCACCAACAAGCCAGAGCTGGAGCGCACCTGGAAGATCAAGAGCGACTCAGATGCAAGCGTCACCTACTACCTGCGCCTGGTTAATGGCCGTTGGATCTGCTCTTGTCCAGACACACGTTACAACAAGAATCCAGAATGCAAGCATGTACGCCGTGTGCTCGCCGAGATCGAGGCTATGCGAGATGCAAAGCTACAAAAGGAGGCTACACAAGTTGCCGAGGAAGCAACACTCAAGGCTCGCCTGCTGGAGATGGAGCAGCAGCTCGCTGAATTGCGCAGCCAGGTCGCGCAGCTCGCAGCATCGCAGACGATCCAGATCAAGGCTGAGAGCATCGTGATCGACGCGCCGATGATGTCGCGTCGATCATCGGCTAAGGGGGCACCGGCTACCATCGCCGAGGAGCCAAAGATTACCGAGATCATCAAAGGCGACAAGCTCATAGCGTGCGAGCTGGACGGCTACCGCTTGCCTATCATCCGCGAGGAGTTCGCGGCTGGCTGCACGTGCGGCAATGATCGCCTGTGCAAACACGGCGAGGCGCTTGACAAGTATCTGGCAAAGCGGCAGATCGTCGCCTCTGCATTCAAAGCAAAGCCAGAGCCAAAGAAGTACGATCCGCTGGCGTTGCCACTTAATGGCAATCGTCCATTTTCAATCATGCACTAGCACGAGCGTGGGGGAGCAATCCCCCACCAGGAGGAAATTATGAGCCAGAAGAAAATTACACAAGTGTCACCTGGGTACATGCTCGTGCAGCTCACATGCGAGGAATGCGCAGAACGCTTCTATATGCGCTCAGACATCTACGACCGCATTCAGCCACAGGCGCATATTTGCCACAATTGCCATTGCGATTATTTCTGCGTCGATCCATCGGATATAGAGTATCGCAGTCTACAGCTCGAACAACGCATGATCGCCGAGCAGGAGCAAGGCATCTACAACTAATGTATAGCCGGTAGGAGCACAATGCTCCTACCGTAAATTACACAAGCAGGAGGATACTATGTACGATTTCAGCTATGAGCAAGAGCAATCATTCCACCAGGCACAGGCAGCCTATGACGCGCAGGAGCCTGACTGGTCCGAGGAGGAGGAAGGAGATGAGCCAGAGGCGCTGCCTCTCACACCAGAGCAAGAGGAGCAGATACGCATCGAGATAGAGCAATTCCTCAAGTTCTGCGACGATCTTCCGTTTTAAAAGGCAAAAGGCCAGGGGCTACGACCCCTGGCCTTTTCTTTTCTTTTCCACAGCCTTGCGCCGCTTATATTCTCGGATGTATAGCGACCTCTCGGCGAGCTGGTCTTCAGGTTTTGGCTTTGGTCCGGTGGGCAGCTCGCCGACCACCACATTCCGCACCGACTCATATGGATAGACATAGAAACGGCCAACCTTACGCGCACCAGGTATACGGCCTTGTTTGACAAGACGTGCCACGTTCACTGGATCAACGACACGACCGCTATTCTCGCCGATCACCTCGGCGGCCTGAGATGCCGAGAGCTCGTCACCGTCCTTGTACTTCTTTTCATGCGCTTTCATGATTGCTAGCATCCCTATTACTCCTATAAACAATCTTCTTTCTATAAAAGACGACGTACCAACATCAAAATCAGTAACATTTTAGTGTTACTGTATTGAAGTTTGTACGTCATAATTATAGAGGCAAGTTTAACAGCGGCCTACTACAACTCTCGAAAGGAAGTATATCATGAAGACAAACGGCCTTCAGACCATCGGCGAGTTCGTCGCCAGCATCGACCCGAACGCGTTCTACGTCCTGGAAAAGCACCAGAACGCAGCCGGTTATTCAACGATGCTCACCGCCATCGCGGATTGTGACCTGAGCGACGTTGAACAGAATCGCGTCATTATCGAATGGAGCGGCGAGAGCTGCGCGATCATGGCACGCACCGAGGCAGACGCCAACGCGCTCGTGATCCTCTCGCGTGACGCAGTTTTTCCGAAGCCAGAGCCACAGGTTGAATATCCTATCTCCAATCGCTGCAAGATCATGGCACACGCCGCAGAGCAAGCTAAGCTCGACGACAGTTGGATGCAGGATTGCAACAGCAATTGCGACGAAATCGCCGACTGGGCGCGCTCGTTTGTGGAGTTCGAGGAGCGGGCACACCTCCACTTCACAGATGACCTTGCGGCATACACCAAGCTCTACGCCAGGACTTACACCTACTGCTATCTCCAGGTAGCCGCGACTCGACTCAAGAAGCTGCTTGATGAGATACACGGTACCCAAGAAAATCAGTTCTAAATGAAAGGAGCCAGGCGCGATGATCTCGCGCCTGGATGGACGATATGGACAAGCAGTACATCACTGACAACATCGAGATCATGCGCAGAGCTATGCGCTTAGCGGAAATCACGGTCCAGATCAGCGATAGACAGATTTCGGACCGTGAGGCCCTCGCCAAACACGCGACACTCTATATTCAGATTCGAGCCGAGGAAGGCAGCCCCGTTGTTGCCGAGGATGAAAGGCTCATTGAGATGTTTGTCCTCTCCTACATTCATGCCTACGAAACAAAATGGCGAAGAAAAGCGAAATAAGAAAGGAGCCAGGAGGCTGCATAAGCCTCCTGGAGATTACGACCATGAGCGATCAGAAGAAATTCAACCCGCATGAACATCTTATCAAAATCAGGAATAGCAAAGGCGAGGCCGACTATCTGCCTGTGCAATGGCGTCTGGTCTGGTTCCGCGAAGAGTGCCCGAACGGCACCATCGACACCGAGGAAAAACTTGTTGACCTCGACCGCGAGACGGAGGCCGAGGTATTCATATGGAACGCCGAAAAGCGCCGTTCTGAAAAAGTCGTCAAGCGTGCCAATGGCTATGCGCGCTATAAGGCAGTCGTCAATAACGGTACAGGAGGTAGAGGCACTGGAACTAAAGTCGAGAAGGCCGCACACTTTCCCGACTACGTAGAGAAAAGCGAAACGGGCGCGATAGGTCGAGCACTGGCTACATTAGGATATGGCACCCAATTCACTGATGAGGAATTCGCAGAAGGCGAGCGGTTGGCAGATGCACCAGTGAGCAGAACACCCGTAGCCACTGCGATCCCGACACCTCCAGCACCTAAGAGCCAGGAGCCACCCGCTGCATTAGAGCCTGCGTTTGAGGAAGGACGCGAGGAGCCACCTGCTACCTCGCAGCAGATCGAGAGCATCGGCAAGCTGTGCCAGTATCTTGGTAAGGCTGAGCCAGATACACAGGACTTGAGCAATCTGGACGCGAAGAAGCTGATCCAGCAACTGACCACAGAGTACCGGCAGTCGAAACAGCGGACGGCGACGGTTCGCTAGTTGGAAAGGTGGGTATCCGCGAGGGTGCCCACCAGGAGGACAGAGATATGAAATGCGGTGCATGTAAAGAGGAGCACAAGAAGCTCTACAGCATCATCTATAAAGGATGGCGTATAGAAGTGTGTGCTGGATGCAAGCGCACATTACAGCGTAAAAGCAAGTCGAAGTAGCTACACAAGTGGCCGCAAGTCGAAAGGCTTGCTGCCACGATGAAAGGTAGCTTTGACGCTATGGCGTCGATAACGAAGAGGATTATATGCTATACTAGATTCCGTTGATACACACAAAGAGGCCCCGCCTATGGGATGGTAGGCGAGGGCCTCTTTGCATATTCTCGAACATATGTCTCATGACATAATCTGTTCGTCATGCTACACTAGACGCGTTTGTTCTCAAATGATGAGAACTATAGCAAAATAGGGGGAATCGTGTATCAACAACCGAACCCGAACAACTTCTATCAGCAGCCTACGGCCCAGGGGCCAACGGTTCCACAGGGCTATCCGCCAGTGCCACCGCCACCACCTAAACAATCATTGTGGCGACGCTACCGATCCGCTCGAAAGAGGACGCAGTGGGGCATAGGATGTGGCAGCCTGCTATTGCTCCTCTCGCTTTGCATATGTAGCAGCATGGCTATCGCATCAACCGCGCCACCGAAACCTGTGGCACCTGTACCGACCACAACCCCAACGCAGGTTGCACAGGTCGCCACCGCGACACCAAGCCCGATGCCGACAAAGGCACCAACCGCAAAGCCTCAACCGACACAAGCCCCAACCCAGCCACCGGCACCGACGCAGCCACCGACTCCAACTCAAGCACCACCGCCTCCAACACAGCCACCAGCACCGCCTCCAACACAGCCACCTCCAACGGGCGTGAACGGGAACCCGTGGCACTACGACTTCAATCCAGGAGGCTTGATCTACAATCCGCCATCGGGCTTTTGCAACTATTTTGCATGCATCGCCAGCTTTGTGGAGCCTGACGACCCCGGAGATGGCTATGTAGTGGAGTGCGTGGACGGGGCCTACAGCCAGTCAGGAGGGGAACGCGGCGCTTGCTCATATCATGGCGGCGTGATGAGGCCGCTCTACTCTCATTAAATTGAGGCCAATAGAGAAGACGCCTAGCCATCCCCAGGCGGCGGCTCTGTCCCTAATCGCCAGCATCTCTTGAGTTTTCTTCGCCTCGAAAAATTGCCTCACAAACCTCTTGACATTTCTAGCTAGAAATGAGATAATTCTAGCTAGAAATGAGATGGCAATGTGAACAGTCACGGAGCCTAAAAAAGGAGACAAGACAATGGAACTCAAGAACAAAGAACAGATGGATGCCAACGATATTGATATGCTAGCGCGAGAGCGTCTCGCCGAGCGAATGCAAAACCTGGGTATTACTGAGGCGGTGCATGTATGGCCTGACACAGAGCGTGCGTACCTCGACAGCTCAAACCATGAAGATTACCGTGTGCTTGCCACACATTATGGTGTGCAGTATGACGGTGAGGATAAGTCGCCTGTTGACTACCAGCTTTTCCGAAGTTACGAGGACGCTCTTGAGGATATCAAAGAGCAACTCAAACAGGAAACAACGACTGTTGTGACCCTCTCTGGACAGACACCAAAAGGGCAAACGAATCCGTGGGATGGTACGACTGATGGCACTCAGATGGTCACGTGGCGGCAAGAGGACGGATGGTACGGCTGTCTTCAAGGCATCTACAAAGGCAATGGATTTGAAGGCGACGATCAGGGTCCGTTTGACACACGGGATGAGGCAGAGGAAGAGTTACGTAGCCTGTATGAAGAGGAGTAGAGGATGTCAGCGACATTTGGCCTCTATTTCAAAGGCATGAGCCAGGAAGAGGTAAATGCCATGAGGCAGCGATTGAACACGATCGCTGCCTCTCATGGCTACACAAGCGAGAGAGGACCGACCACGGGCGAGGGCAATGCCGCCGAGATGCTCATGGCGATTGATAGCGGAGAACTGGCAACGGTGCTGCTTGCTGATGAGGAACGAGCTAGCGTCATCGCCTGGCTCGATCAGCAGGCCGAACAGCTACGCTCCACTGATGCACTCCTTGCTGATACAGTGAAAACCATCGCCAACCAATTGTATGCTGCCGTGCGTCGAGAGCGTGACGCAGAGGAGCAGGAGATGCGAAATTATGAAGAAGCCTGAAGAGCGCTTCTTGCGCATAGATGCGATGATTCGGAGTGGCACGTATCCATCCGTCCAGAATTTCATGGAGACGTTTGGAATTAGCCAACGGTCGGTGTATCAGGATATTCAATATCTCAAGGATCATTTTCAGGCACCAATCGCCTACAGTCGCCTCGGCGGAGGGTATTACTACACCAGACTCGATTGGCGCATGGTCGAACAAGAAGCGCGTGACCGGAAAGGGACAGAGCCTCCAACCACCTGGCTCTGGCAGGAAATTACACGACGATTTGGCGCGGAAGCGGCGAGCGACTTACGTCGCAGCTTCAAGGAGAAAATGAAGCACTATGAGCGTGCTCAACGCCTTGAGCGGTATAGACAGGAGATGCCACGACTTGAGCATCGCTTGGCACAGGCACAGGCACAAGGGCAAGTCACAGGATGGCTTGAGAAACGGATCTCGATCATGCGGCAGCGAATCGAGCATGGATATGAGAACTGAGTCTCATTTGCTTAATCCTTTCGCATTAACAGAGAACACAAAAGCCAGCTAGCAACCGCTAGGTGGCTTCTCTCTCCCCAGTCGCAGCAATCCAGGCAGATCATCCCCATCCCGATCTGCCACGAGAATTGTCTCCAGGACCTCGATACGCTTCCTCAATCCGGCGATCTGCTCCACCAGTTCCACTTGACCAGGCGCAGGCAGCCACACGATCACGCGATGATGTGCCTCCGCGAGTTGCACAAGTTGCGCATCATCGAGATGGCGGCGGCGGCGATCTGATGGATCAACGCCTGGAGAGATGTTCGCTCTGCACATCCAACGGCGCAGCGTCACCTGGTCAATGTGCAAGAGCGCACAGGTCTCGTCCAATGTATGCAGTTGCATTCCGCCACTCCTACTATCATCCTCAAGAAATACCGAACACTTTGCATGAGACCTGCACGCTATCTACCATACAGTATAATGATGAGCGTAAATTGACAAAGCTGCTATCATACAGGTAGTTTTTCATGACCCTATCCCTCGACTACAATCTCGATCATAGACGTATCCGCAAAGTGGATCAGCCAGTTTTGGTTGGTCCATTTTGTTTTGGTGGCAAAACCACTTGTAATTTGCAGCATTATGCTGTATATACTAGGTATACAATATATTTACACAAGGTAAAGATGGTAGATATGAGCACTATGACCGAGAAATTACACATGCTTGTCCTGCGGCTAGAGCTTGGCATTGAGCAGAAAGAACTGGCAGATGCAGCGCGGCTTACCCAGCCAACCATTAGCAGAATTGAGCGTGGCGTACCCGTCTCAAGACAGGCTGCTACTCAGGCATGGCTCGGTCTCAATAAGCTACGTAAAGATCAAGGACTCCCAGAGGTGCGTTTCGATGACATTGAGTGGACGTTGACAAAATGAGAAGAACAGATAGCCGCCAGGATATGTCAACAGAGAATCGTTTCCTTATGTCTCAGTGTTCTATCCCAGTGACAATGGTTGTGCTTTTTCCGCCTATATACACTACATGAGTGGACATGTGTACTAGATTTATACGGAGTGGCTATTCTTGGGAGGGAAAAGAAGGTCGCACCTGTGTTGGAGAAGGGGAGACTTGTGCCTGAGAGAGGAATGCCCAGTCGTT